AAATGGTGGTCTTAATCGTTTTGCTAAATACCATGACATTGAAGGATGGCTTAAAGTATCTGGAGATGTTAATAAATGGGACTCTTGTGATCTTGAGTATCTTTGGTATGTAGTTAAAGAGCTTCGATTCTTTTGTTGGGATAAATGTGGAATGAGTGAAAGTGAGTGGTGGGAACGCCAAAATTATTATTATTATTTCAAGCAGCACACGTTCATCATGTTGCCAACTGGTCAAATAGTTGTTAAACATACAGGGAATCCTAGTGGTCAAGACTCCACTACTGATGATAATGTCAAAAAGCATATTTTTGTTAAAAAATATAATTGGTTATCTTTAAATGATATATCAAAACAACCCAACCAATATATTTTAAAAACTTTAAGAAATGGGTATAGGTGCTCTGTTTTTGGTGATGATAATGTTGACTCAATTCATCCGTTCTTTGCAAAAAATTTTTCGTTCGAAGCTCGTAACAAAGCTTATTCTTTGTTCGGTTTTAGTTTAAATGAGCAGAAAGATGTGTCTTCTTATACTATTGTTGGACACACGTGGCTAGGTAAAGAGATTCAAAAATGGAATCAGTTTTATGTTGGCTATATCAATGTTAACAAAGTATTATGTTCTTTGTTGAATGTGGAAAGCGACGGAATGTTTGGCTCTCTTGTACTTACTCGTGCTTTAGCTCTCATGGTGGAAGCCGCGTTTACACCTGTAGTAAACAAACTTATCCGTGATTTTGTTTTCTTTTTGTTACAAAATGGGATTCGTCCTGATTTTGCAGCGATAGAGGGCAAATATGAACGCTTTCTTTGCAACATACCAACCCAGGAGGAAGTTATAGCCTTCTGGCTTGGCTGGGAATAGTGCGTTCTTGTTCTTTGCGCAATAGTAGGCGCAGATATATGGACCTTTCTACTATATGAGTACTCATTAGGTTTAAAAATAAAATGAGTAATGCACTCCAGAAAGAAAAAGATACAATTGTCGCCCTTGCCAACGCCGTCGGTGCAAATCGTGAGCGAAACCGACTCAAGCGACTCAAACGAAAAGCCCAAAGAAAGCTCCTTAATAGGGAAGCTAAGCTTGGCACCTTCCGCGGTGATTTACAAGACCGAGGAAGAGCAGCTAGAAGAATTCAAAGTGATATTCAAAGACTTCGAAGTTCAGTTTCTAGCAATGAACGAAAAACTGCAGCTACAGTTAGAGACATCTTGGAAACTCTTGCTTTTCCCACAGCTGAAAGAGCTATTAGAGGAGGCATCGGCAGCGGTTCGAGTCGTACAGCTCTTGCACAAGCACATGCAATTATCGATACTCCTTGGACGAACAGCACTACTGCCGCAACTAGCAGGTGCTATATCGATAATTCAGACTCTTTCGCAGCTTGTTTTGCAGACCCACGACGAGCTTTCATCTATTATGACCCAAATACCGGATCTAAAAATTTCCAGTATCAAATAATGTATACCAATAGTCTTAGTGCTACGGGTGCTATAAATACTTTTAATATGAATAACCAAGAATACCCCAAAATATGTATGGCTACTGGTGGCGCTAATTCCACCACGTATTTTCCTCATGGCAAAACTCTTTGGCCTGCACAAGACGATGATGGTAATACATTTATTTGGATAGATTCACCTAATGCTTCTACTACTGTTCATTTTTCTGCGCTTCCAGCTGGTCCCTTGGCTTTACATATTATACAATGGCAAGAAGGAGAAACAGCAGAATTACCTG